TTACCGATCCAGCGCTCTGATATAGGCCTGACAAGCCTGCAAGGCAATCAGTCCGCGATCACCGGCGTCGGTGATGGCGATAATTCGTTGAGCATGCGCCGGGTCAAGTCGGGCTCTCGCGCCTCCATGATCCACGCCGCCGGCGCGGGGGGTGGCAGGCATTGCGCAACCGGCGGCAACATCGTCGGCGTCGAGGAGGACTGACAGCCGGACATCGGCAGTAGCAAGGCGATCGCGCAGGCGATCCTGGTCACGTTGGGCATCGCTCAAGGCTCGGTAATGGGTTTGTTCGCTGGCGGAGAGTTGCTGTTCCAAGGCCCGGCGTTTGTCCTGCTCGGCCTTCTGCAGCGTCGCGGCCGCTTGGGTGATTTGATTAAGCGTCTCGGCGTGGGACTGTGCGAGTCGGGCCAACTGCTGTCCGTAACGCCAGTCCTGGAACCGCCACGCGAGCATCGCCGAACCGCCGGCCAGCAGCGCGAGCAACACAACAATGCCCAGGGTGCGAGACGAAAAAGGCATCAGGTCGAAGGTTGGCATAACACCGCCCTCGCCCGCGCCCACAATTGCAGGCGGTCCTCCAGGCCGTTCAAACCGCCATTAATGCGCCGGGTGATGGTGTTGAACTGATCGCGGTCGGCCAGTTCGTTCAAGCCGTTCTGCTCCCAGAACCAAGCGGCGGACTCGGTGGCCCATTGCGGCTGCTCAAGAAGCTCAGGCAAAGCCATCAGGCGTTCGTCGCCGAACAGCCCCTGACTGCAGCGAAGGTAATTGTCACGGCCGGTAATCTGGATCAGTCCTCGACCGCGATACTTCTGGCCGTCACCGTCCGCCTGGGGCGAGTTGCCCAGGCGAACGGCCAGGGTTCCGGTATCGTATTTGCTCAGGTATTGCTCACTGCCCAGCTCGCGTGCATAGCGCAGTTGTCCCGACTCATGACCGACCTGGGCCAGGAACGCGGCGATGCGTTTGGGTGTGTCGATACCATGGCGGGACATGGCGGTGTTCAGTGCGGAAATAAAAACGCCCGCTTGGGCGCGGGCGTTGGGCATGATGTTGATGAGTTGCTGTTGCGTAAGGTCCATGTTCAGGTCATCGCAAGTGCATGATCAAAGGTGTCCGGCCAGCCAGGACGGCGCAACCGGACGATATTCAGTGGCTGGAAAGTGCTCATCCTGCGGCCAATCCCTCAGCGCCCGGCGATAAGCCTGGAGCTGTGTGTACTGTGTTTGGTCCAATGTCGTACCGCCGCCGTCGTCCATTTCGTCGCGATCCCTTGCAACGAGGCGGTCTGTTGCCGTGAGCTGGGCGTTGCGCCACGCGTATTCATTTTCTGAAGCCTGGGCCGATGTCAGAGCGGCTGGGGCAACGAGAACGGGATAACCGGTGTCAGGGTTGGCCGAAACACGCTTGGGCGAGATGGCGAGTTGCTGAAGCAGCGACAGCCAGTAAGCCCGAGGAATTTCGATGACATCATCGGGAATATCAGAAACATTGATACCGGGAACATACGCTCCGCAAGTGCTTGGACTGAACAACAAAGTGAATTCATTCATTCAATAACCCTTCGCAAAATAGGTAACGCCCCATCCCGCACTGAAGTGTCCAGAATAGTCTCGGACTTTCAGGCGCACGCCTTGGCGGGTGGCGGTTCCGCCTACCATAATCACCATGGCTCCATCACCACCTACATGGTTCGCAACAACCGAAACAAAAGCATTGGGGAATGAGATCGGGAACGTAACGAACACTTCTCCGTTGGCGTCGGTTGTACCGTAACCCCACTGATCGATGTTTCCGCTCGCGTACTTTTGGTAACCCGGATTGCCCAACTGGCCTGAAAACAACGAGGTATATTTCAGAAGAACGGTACCGCCGAGCAACCGCCATTGATTGTCCAGCTTGACGAATTCCGCCGTTTCACCACGGCCCAAATCGATTGGGCCAAGCGTTGAGGATGAAGGTCCTAACGTATCGGCAGACGAGGCTGTCGATACGTTCACGACGGCCCCTACGTTGATCAGTGTAAGCGTCGCTCCATGGGTGATTCCTACCGTATTGGGCAGCGTGACGTTGATTGCCGTAGTACTGGCAAAACTGATGGCTCCGCCAATATGGGCCTGTGTCAACGCTGTACTGACGGCGTACACGGAGAAGCCGGAATATTGAACACCGCTGCGTTTTACAAACTCCGTGGTCGCCACGGATCTATCGTTATCAAACTGGGGAGCCGTGGTGAATAATCCGCTGCTGCGCAAGGCCGTCAACAACTGGTTATCCAATTGTTCCGACGGTATTAGTCCTGCGGCTTGAATGACACTCAGCAATTCCTGCGTCACACCATTGCCCCAACTGGCGGGAATCAAGGAACCCGGCGTACCCGCCAAGGGATCCTCATCCACGAACCTGCCGTTCGACAGACCTGCACTGGGCACACTTTTTGGATAATCCAACTTTTCGCTCCTGACTGCCCAGCGATCAAAATGAAGGCGATATAAAGCCTCACCGTTAATGCGCAGTGGCACGATAAATTAAGGAAGTTTTTATGTTCTGCCGTGGGGGGTTTAAGCGGCAGGCTCAGGCATGACAGGCCAGTTGATATCGGTAGGAAAACCGGCCTGATGCTGGATGCGATTCAATTCAACGCTATAGAGCTTCCATTCCATGAGCGCCAGTTGTTCCTGATCGCTCGCGTCGCCGATGTCTTCGGCGTATTGGAAGGGAGCAACTTTTTGAACGGCCGCACGCAGTAATTTATCGCGTTTTGCCAAAGCTTCGAGTTTGAGATCAGCCCGCTGTAGCGCCTCGTCAAATACCCACATGTTCTCTCGCCACACATGGTAACTACCCGGCCAAGGTTCGGCTGTGTAGGTATCTGGCAACTCACCGAACTCGGTCCACGCCAGAAGAGCGCCGTTGTCCTTGCGATACACCGAACCACGCCAGTCCACCATTTCTCTCGGAACACCGTTCACCATGACCCAGGAATGATGTTCTTGGGCCGAGGGTAGTTCGAAAGAAAGTTGGATGCCGTTACTGGGGATTTGAATGCCCATCCCAGGGGTTACGACAAGGTCTACCGGACCCGATAAAACACCGGCGTCATCAAACAGGTAAATAAACATAGTCACCTCAGATCAGCTTGATTCGGGCGGGATAGGCGATATTCCTGGGACGGGTTTCAGTGCTGAAACTCCCGATATTGCCTATTATCTCTGGACTGGAAAAAAACAGGGGATTGGGATAAGTCGTACCGACTATCCCTGTTGCAGGCGCAGCATTGACGTCACGGGTGACGTCCCAAGACGCATCAGCGATAGCAGGACCAGGGCGATTGGCACTACCCGAGCTGGTGGGCAAATAGTGGTTGTGGCTTTCAAGGGCATACATCTGTCTGCTGCCCGCCGCACGGTCAATATCCACCCCTCGTGCCTCATCCAACACGCGCAAGAATTCGCCGCGAATATCGGGAATCCGAAAAGTCGTCGCCCCATCACCGCTAGTCCATGCGCCTTCATTCCCCGGCCTGCTGGCTTCGCTCACTAACGCACCGGACAATTGCGCGTGATCCCACAACCACGGCCAATCGCTACGCACCAATAGGTTTCCGTTAAGCACCGCATACCCACCCGGAATGACTTGGCGCGTACTCTCGAAAGAAACCCGCCCCAGCGCCGTTGCATCAAACCGGCTCACCGGCCACCAAGCTCCAATTTCATCACTGCGCAAATGCCACCAGTCGCCACTGCCCATCAACACCAGGAATGGATAGCCGCTGGCCGCCAAGTGGGTATGAAATCGGATCCGGTCGCTACCGGAAGCGCGCACCGTCAGACGGTTACCACTGTTATCCACACGTCGCACAATCACATCGCGAACACCGAGCGTCGCATTGGCAGCGGGTAGAGTTACAGTGCTTGCACCCGCACTTGCATCGATCAACACCAGACCCAGCTCATCGGCGGCCAACACCTTGGATGCCGTGAGCCGCGTGATGACTGAGCGCATCGGACTACTACGCCCGAGAATGGTTTGTAGTGCTTTGATCAACTGGCCGTTATCCGCTTCGGACGGCGTCATGCCAGCCGAGGAGATCACGCCCAGGATTTCTTGAGTGACACTGTTCCCCCATACCGCAGGGATCAACGACCCAGGCGTGCCCGCCAGTGGATTTTCATCCACGAACCGACCGTTCACCAGCCCGACGCTGGGAACACTTTTTGGATAATCCATGTTTTATTTCTCTCTATGAGAAGGGGCTCAAGCGTGAGGAGGTAGCGCTCGGAGGGTCGCGAGCACGTCATCAGCGGCTTGAGTCGCAAGATCCGCCTTGCCTTTGGCCATGTGCGCGCGGATCTGTGTCTTGGCCTTGAGGCGGAGCTCGCGAAGTGCCAGCAGGTTCGCTTCGAATTCGGCAGCCTTGGCGAGAATCTGATCCGCCGCCTGCCTGACGGTGCGGCCTTTGACGACCCAAGCGGAAACGGACAACGGCACCGCTTTTTTCGGGTAGCCCTGATCCTTGAAGACCTGCGCCTCCAGGGCGGCTTGTTGGTATTCCAGGGCGCGCAGTGGATCACCGGCCAGCGTGCGACGGGCGCTGTCGGCAGCGGTATCGACTTTGGCGCACAGGCGTTCGGCCTCCTGGCGCGATTGCTCGGCGGCATTCTCTACACTCAGCACCCAGGTGCCGTCCTCCCAGGTATGGGCGAAAGAAGGTGCAGGCGGGCGAAGTCCATCTTCGTACTGGTGCAGTTCTTGAATGACTTTCATCGGATCAGCTCCCAGGACAGGTGAACATTGACTGCGTTGATAAAATTGACGCCGATGCCCACGCTGTAATCCGTCAGGGCCTGGTGCTCCTTGATACCCATGCTCAGCAACAGCTCGTCACTCTCGGCATTGGTAACCCCCAATGTGTGCTCCGCCTGAAAGCACTGCCAAAGCGAGCGAGATTGAGCGTGATCAAAACTGGCTGTGACGGTAGATACCGCAACGTCGTTGACAACGTTGTTGGAGAGCAACACACACATGTATGGGCTGCTCCAGCCCCCCGCTTGGTTGCCGATACTTTGTAACGTGGGTGTCAGATAGCTGTAATTACCCCCAACCCACCCAGCCTGAACAAACGACAGCGAGGTCACGACGTTCGGCGCGGGTGTCGGATTACCCACCACAAGCCGTGCTGCACGGGCGTGGGGATCCAACGGCAGATATACCACTCCATTGCCATTTACCGTTTGAGTCCAGGTCAATCGAGCACGGTTGTAGATCGCGCGAATGATCGGCAAGGAGCCCGGCGCCCCGGTCATCACCCAGGCCACGCACATGTCCAGGGGGGTGGATGGAAACCCGCCGCCGGACGCGCCGTTGACAGTCCCCTTCAAGGACTCCGGCGGGAGGTCATACAGGCTTCCACGCTGCATATAGAACGTCAGCGCACCGCCTATGACTTGCGCTCGTAGAAAATAACTGGCGCTGGGCAACAAATCGACGCTGCTCCAGGCCGCCGTCATGTAAGTCCGTGATCGACCCAAGCGCCCACTCACCACTTCTTGTCCGATGCTGACGTACACACCCGCCGGAATCGAGACACGACCGCCGCTGGTGGACAGCGCCATTGGCGTTATCGCCAAGCGGGCGTCCGCTGTTGCAATCGTTGGCAGCGGTAAAGCGGCGATCGGAAGCGCGAGGTCCTGGTTCCAGCCCTTGGCGGTGACTGACTGAATCGCCTCGAGCAGTTGATCGTTTTGGGTTTCATCTGGGGTCAGATCCCCCGCCTTGATGACATTCACAATCTCCTGCGTTACACCATTTCCCCAAGCCGCCGGAATCAACGACCCCGGCGTCCCGGTCAATGGGTTTTCATCCACGAACTTCCCATTCACCAACCCGGCGCTGGGCACACTCTTCGGATAATCCATCCGTTTACTCCCTAGTCATAATTAATGTGAACCTTGGTATGCGCCGGTGCACTGCGGTGAATCAGGCACTCCAGGGCCGAGCCCGGGTTGACGCCAAAACGTTCACCCCAATAGCTGGCGCCAAAACGCCGGCCCAACAGCAGGCGGCCGCCGGTATTGAGGGTCCACATGAATTGCGCCTGCCAAGTGCCAAAGTGAGCCTCGCCGAACCGTGCGCGGCCCATGCGCGGGGCCTTGAGTTCGGTGATGGTGGCGTTGGGGTAGCCCTGGCTCTTTGCGATTTCCACGTAATAGGCAATGGCCTGGCTACCGACCGCCAACAACCGCCGACGCACCGCCAAGCGACGATCGTCATACAACGGCGTGGCGCCCAGGCACGGATCAGGCAGGTTCATCACCCGCTCCCAATCCGGCACCAGCTCACTCACGCCCGCCGGGTCCATTTCGTTGAGCAAGTCGGCGGCACGGGCGTCGAGGCGGGCCAGCTCCTGGGCGATACCTTGCAGCACTTCGTCCAGTTCCGGCACGCGCTCCGGATCCCAGGCCGGGCCGCTGGGCAGCAGGCTGCGCAGTTGGGCCTGGTACTGCTCGGCGGTTCTTATTCCAGCCATGTGCAGCCTCCGAACGTCAGCAACTGGTTGCTGGCGGCGACGACATCGGCGATAGGCGCGCTGAGTTTGTGGTCGGTTTCGCCGGTGGCGCTGCTGATGGCTTCAGCGATATGACTCAGCAACAGCGTTTCGCCGAGGCCAGCTTCACGATTGTGCAAGTCGCGCAGTTGCGCCTCGATGGCGGCCCGCACGGCACTGGTGTCCGGGGTGATGCGCAGCCTGTAGTTCACCGGCAGTTGCGTCGGCGCCAGCACGTGCAACTCGGCGGTCACCGGACGCAAGGGCTCGATGTAAGTCCGCACCTCTTCCAATTGTTCGGCGTTGGGGATCGGTTGCGGATCGTCGTCCCGCATCACGAACAGGCCGACAGTACCCGGTCCCAGGTAGCTGCCCCGGCACCACGCACGGGTAATGCCAGGGCACTCCAGGGCCCAGGTTTCATAATCCTGGGCCGAACCGCCGTGAGGAATGACGCGATAGGAACGGATCACCCTGGCCCGCAGCGACTCGAGGCTTTCCCGGGCGACACCGCCGGTCAGCCCTGGGGCCAGCACGGTGAAGCTACTGCCGATACCGAGGATCGGTTGAACGGGCGTCAGCACCAGGCCGGCGTCGGCATTGCCCAGGCTGCCAGCGTCCAGCGCGGCGATGGTGGCGGTGTTCAAGCCATTGCTGGTGGTGCGGGCGGTGGTCACTTTGTACGTACGGCCATCCGTCGATTGCAACAGCGTGTCGACATCCAGCACTGCACCGGACGTAGCGCTGAAGCTGACATTGCCGCCGGCCACTTGAGCCGCTTTGCGCGCCTGGTTCAGTCGCAGGGCAGCGATGCGTTCAAGGGTGGACTCATCGGCTTTGTCCGGCAGGATCTGCTCGGCGATCCAGTCCAGGTAGCCATACAAGCCATAGGCGGCGCCACCGAGGGTGCGGGCCAGCACTTGGGCATCGGACTGGCGCAGCGAATCGCTGGCCAGGTCGCTTTTGGCGCGCTTGATCAGCACCGGCAGCGAAGGGGTTTCAAACGGCATAGGTCACCTGCCAACTGTTATCGGGGTTGATGTCCAGGCGCTCGCCGTCAGCCAGGGTCAGGACCGTGCGCAGGTTCAGGCGCTGGGCGTCGAGGCGTTCGCTGATGATGTCGATGCCCCTGCAATGGCCGTCGTCGATCAGCCATTGCAAGGCTTCGCGGGCATAGAATTCGGCGTCGAGCTGGGTTTGGCGGGTCAGCTTGACCCGTCGCAACAGCCACAGCCGCGAGCCGATGCGGTCGTCGGCAACGGTAGGAAAGGTGTCGCCCCACCAGCCGAAACGTTCCTCGTCATCGACGGCATCGTCGTCAGCGGCGCGGCGCCAGGTGAACAGACTGATCAGCACCGAGCGCGTCAGTGCGGCATGCAGGTTCTGGCTGATGAACATCATTGGCCTCCCGCCGGTGCACCGGTCTGACCGTTGCCGGCCTGTACACCAACATGCACGTGTTTGATCTGGCTGATGCCGCCGGCGATCTGGTCGCCCTGGGAAACGATCTTGCCGGTGTGGTTGATGACCGGGCTGTCGATGTTCACCGCGCTGCTGGCGCGGATGTTCAAGGTCGCGGTCTGGATGTCGATGACACGGCCGCGCTTGAAGTGGAGCTTGTCGCCTTCATCGGTGTAGAGCGCCACTTCGCCCGGGGCCAGGGCCTGGAGGCGGAAGCGGCGATCGGCGACCACCAGGACCACGGCATGGGAACGGTCGCCCCCCAGGAACGTGGCAATGCCCTCGGCACCGGCCAACGGGTTGCTGGTAAAGCCGTAGGGTTCGAAGTGCTCCATGTCGTCGTTCACTTCGCCGGCGGTGAGGCGCATTTGCAGCGACTGCAACTTGGTGGCCGAATTGGCGAGCACGACAGTGCCGCGCGCCAGGAGGCGGGTCAGTAGGCTCATTGAGGTTTTCCTTCGGAATCGGGTTTAACAGCAATTGGGCGGCTAACCCGGAACACTGTGGGAGCGAGCTTGCTCGCGATAGCGGTCTGACATTCGAAACAGATGTTGACTGACACACCGCCATCGCGAGCAAGCTCGCTCCCACAGGAGATCTCTGGTGGGCAGGCATCGGTGCCGGATTCAGGGTTTGGGCGGCAGCGGGTTGGCGTCGAACGTATGCGGCGGCGCGACTTGCAGGGTAGTGACGGAGCCTTGTGCCGACAGCGAGTACGTCACTTTTGAAATCAGCATGTCACCGTCGAACCCCAGCACCGGGTCGATCACCCGCACCAAGGTGTTATGCCGCCACAAGTCGCCATTGGCCTGGCGCCAGCCCTGCACGCGGTAGGTGGTGGTCAGGGCCTTGCCGGTGCGGATGGCGCTTTCCCAATCGGCCCGTTGCTGGGCCAGTTCGAAGGTCAACTGCGCGCTCTCGCTGATCACCGTCACCCGCTTGCGCTTGAAACTCAAGTCGGTGGCGGTGCCAGAGACTTCGCTCACCGCCGCCCCGCTCTGCTGGTCACTGCCCTTGTGCTGGCCGATGACCCGGTATTCGGAGAACACCTGGCTGTAGTCCATCGGTGCGTTGCCCGAAAGAATATTCTTACCCAGCTCCAACACATCACTGGCCCGCCCGCCGCTGCCGGGTTTGGCCAGCAGCACCCGCCCTTGCGCGTCATCGGTGGAGAACACCCGGAACAACGTCAGCAAGCGGTCGATGGATTGAAAAACCGTTTCCCCCGGCACGATGCTGTGTTCGCTCAACCGCGCGGTTTCAGGGATTTCACTGATGACCCCCACGCCGTATTGCGACGCCAGAGCCTGGACGATGCTCAACACCGTTTGCCCGCGCCATTGCGTCGGGCGGTTGATCGCCGCGCAGTCCACCAAATCCTGGGTCTTGGAACCGCCTTCAATGCTCAGGCTGATCTGCCGACCGTCATAGCTGACCGGTGCCTTGAACACATAACCGCTGAGGACCAGGTCGGCACCAATGCGCACCTGGCATTCATCGCCCGGACGGATCGGCACCGCTTGGGTCTGCCCCGGCCATTGCCAGGTGATGTCGAGTTTGAAGGTGCGGAACTGACGCTCCAGGTCCGCACTGATTTCCACACTTTTCCAGCCGCCGTAATCCAGCCCGCCGACGGCAAGCGAGACAGCGTTGTCGAGCTCGTTCATGGCTTACTCCCCCGAGACTTTCAGGTCATTGGGCGGCAGGAAACCAGGATGGGCTACGCCGTTACGCTGGGTCACTTCAGTCACCCTAGTGGCATCGGCGAATTGCTGATACGCCACCACCAGCGCCGGCAGGCTTTGCTTGAACGACAGGTTGATCAGCCTTACACCCGACGACGCCACCGCCGTCAAGTGCGCGGCCATTTGCTGGCGCAGGTTGTTCATCGCCTGGTAGTGCTCCGGATCTGCCTTGAGGGAGGCCTGCCAGATCGCATCGTTAAGGGCATCGCGCAGGGCCAGCACATCGTCGGCCACCGGCACGTCCCGGCGCTGGACCGGTTGCACGGCCTGTTGCGCCACCGACGGCGTGGCCCCCAACTTGACCGCAGGCGCCGCCACCGGCATCGCCGCAATCCATTGCGCGGCCTGCACCAGCAGCGTGTCCTGCACCAGGTCGGCCACGGCCTGGGCTGCCGCCGTGGTGTCCTTGCCGGTGGTGAGTTTGGGCGCGTCGGCCTTGCGAATGGCTTCCACCTGTTGCGACACGCTGGCAATCACGCCGCGATAGCCGTCACGGGCAAAGTCCTTCAGTTCGCGGATGTCGCCCAACAACCCCTTGAACTCGGCCACCACTTCCTTGGGCAATTCTTTCACCGCCTTGACCAGATCGCTGAGTTGCCGATAGGTCTCGATCAACGGCTTGAGCTCCTGCTCGATCACGCCGTAGATATCCTTGAGGCTGTTGCGCAGGTCCGCGATGCCGATCCGTGCGGCCTTGATCAAGGTCATGGCGTCTTCAAAGCGCCGCACCGCCGAACCGAGGAAGCTGTCGGCCGAGACCAGCAGCAGTTTCTGGCTGTTGATCGTGGCCGAGGGAAATTGCAACGGCTGGTCGGGATAGAACTTCAGGGCGAACGTCACCAGCCCGCCGTCCTGACGGGTCTGGGTCATGTCGCATTCGCCGACCTTGACTTGCAGGCGCCCCAGCCATGGATGCACCAGTTCACCGCTGCCCTGCTCCAAAGCCTTGAGCAGCTTGTCGCGCTGCTCCAGGCAATCGGGGCCGACGATGAACGCGGTCAACTCATGAGTCTTCGCCTGCTGGCCGAGCCCCTCGAAAAACGGCTGGTCGCGTTGTGGATATTCATGCAACTGGCCCTTGTGGCCGACCGGGGTTTTCGCCTGATCGACCCAGAACCCGACGCCACGAAACGACGCCGGCAACAAACGATCACGCCAGCTCATTGGAGCCTCCTGTGGAAAGTGAGCGATAGCCGATGCGCGAACTCACCGCCAAGGCCGGTTGATTGGTCTGAGGCGGATCGGCGCGCAACCCGGCCGGCGCGTTTTCGAAGCGCACAGTCAGGCCGCCTTCGAGTTGCGTGCGGTTGTTGGCGGCGCTTTGTTGTACCAGGGCGCTGGAGGTTTGCGGCAACGCACCCGGCGCCAGCGAGGTTTTCGCTGGCCCGTTGGCGGACGCTGGCGCCAGGCTGGACGACAGGACCGGAGGCTGCTCGCTGGCCCCGCCAAAAAAAGCCGGCGCCAGCTCACCCTTGCCTTCGGCATTGGTGGCGCGCTGCGCTTCGGTCAGTCCTTCGACCTTGCCAGTGAACGTGGTGATGAGTTCACCGAAGCCGCCATTGAAGAACGCCTTGATCGGTGCAATCACGCCCTGCAGCTTGTCCCACCACTGGCTGAACCACTCGCCCACCGGCCCCCACTGTTGGGTGAGGCCCTCGATGGGCGACCAGTCGAACAGGCCGCTGAACACCGCCAGCATGATCGCCACCTGATTGCGGACGCCCTCCCAGATCCCAGCGAAGACTTCTCCGATCGTGCCCCAGTTGGCCATGATCAGTCCCAACGGCGTCCAGTCGAAAAGGCCTTTCAGAGCATCCATCACTGGCACGGTCAAGGCCTTGAGCAGATCCCAGATCGCCGCGAACAACCCGGTCAGGGGCGCCCAATTGGCAACAATCAAACCCAAGGGTGACCAAGCGAACAGCGTCTGCATGAAACCAATGACCGGCGTTGCCGCCGCCACGATCACATTCCAGAGCGCGCCAAAAAAGCCGCTGATCGGGCCCCAGTTGCTGATCACCAGCCCCATCGGGGTAAAGGCGAACATCGTCTTGAAGAACTCGACCATCGGCAGCACGATCGGCGCAAGCCGCTGCCAGAGCCCGGCGAAGAACGCCGAAATCGGCGTCCAATGGGCGATGATCATCCCTGCCGCCAAGGCGATGCCCATGGCAATCAAGCCGATGGGGTTCATCTTCATGGCCAGGTTGACCACTTCCATTGCCTGACTCGCGCCGCTGACCGCCATCTGGATCGCGTTGAACGCCACGACACCATTCGCCAAGCCCTGTACCAGTTGCGGGTTGTCCTGCAGCACCTGGGCTACACCGCTGACCATGGGCTGCAAACTGACCGTCACCGCGTTGACCGCAGGTCCCAGCGCCGAGCCGAACAGCACCGACACGTTACTGATGGAAGTCTTCAATCCATCCAGGTTCTGTGCCGCTACACGGGGCGCTTCAGGCGCCTGGACGGCGCTGGCCGCGGCGCTCGCTGCGCCCGTCTCGTCCTTGAAGGCCAGCGCCGACTTGAGCCCGTCCATAAACGGTTGGGCCAGGCCGCCGCTGGGCAGCAGACCAGAAATATCCAGGCTGCCCAGGCCCGTGGCGTCGAGGTTCTGCTTGAAACTCGCGACCTTCGCACGAAGGCCGGCGAGCTTGGGTGACAGCTCATCGATGCCCGTGAGCAGCACCGCTTTTTTCTCTACCGCTTGTGTGTCTGCCATCACTGCACCTGCTGCATCGCATTGATCCGTTGCGCGTGCTCCAGGGATTCGCGGAGCACATCCAGTGGCCTGGCCATCATCTGTTCGGGGTCAACCTTCCAGAACCAGGCCAGGTCATAGGCGGCGGCGATCAGGTCGCCGATGGCTGCGACGCCGCACTCATGAAAAAACTCGCGACGGCCCAGCTCAGGGCGTTGAGGTCAGCCAGATCCAACTGGTTGACCGACGACGGTGGGATACCGGCGCACACCGCGATGTATTTGGCCGCGACGTCCATGTCCAGGCTCACCTCCTCGCTCTTGTCGATCTTGTACGGCAGCGCCTTGATCGCCCGGACTTCCTGCACCGTCGGACGGCGCAGGGTCAGTTCGCTCACCGGCTCGCCGTGGGCCTCGATGGCCACGCGCAGCGTCACGACATCGGTCATTGCCAGGTCCCCTTGATGCCTTCGAATTTCAGTTCGATGGTGGCGTCGTCGCCCTTGGACACCGGCTCTTCCACCAGGTAGGCGCCGGCCAGCACGTAGACCTTGCCGTTGTTGAATTCGCAGGTGACAGTCATGTCGGTGCCCGCAACCAGTTGCTTGAGCGGGAAGTCCGCGGTGTGCAGCGCCGTCACCTTGAAGGACGGGGCAATGTCGGTTTCCTTGTAGAAACCCGGTACGACGGTTTCGCGTTTGGTGAACATCAGTGGCGCTTCGCAGCCACCGTTGATGGTCAGTTGAGCGCCGTCCACTTTGACGTAGCAGGTGCCCGCAATCAGTTGACCCATGGTGTTTCTCCCTTCAATAAAAAGCCCACGCGAAGTGGGCTGAATGCATGCGACTGAGTGCTACCGTCAGGCGGCGTCGTCGTATTGCAGGCGGAATTGGTTGAGCAGCGCGAACACCCGCAGGCCGTTGATGTAATCCGGCGGGAACAGCACGTTGACCCGGCTCGGGTCCTGACTGTCACGCTCGACCACCAGGTGCTCGGCGAACAGCTCGGCGTTTTCCACATGGCCTTCCAGTTCGAGTTTGGCGTATTGAGCGATCAGCTCGCCGCGGATCGTGCTCGGGGTCACGATGGGCTGACCGGCGCCGAAACGAGTGCCGTCGGCGGCCAGTTTGTGGCGACCGTACTTGCTGGTGATCACGCTTTGCAGACGACGGACGATGAACGCCGACTGGTGCATGGTTTCGCTGTCCAGGTAGGAGTTGTCAGCCTGGCCGAAGGCATTCTTCTGATACGTGGTGATGGAACGCTGGATGCGCACGTAACCACCTTCGTAATACGCCGTGGCGATGCCGTAGTTGAGCAGCGACTGACGCTCGGTCAGGGTGAAACGTTCGCTGGCCGGTGCTGGGTCCAAGCCCGGCAGGCTGCCGCTCTGGGTCGGACGGCTGGCGTCGGCGGAGATGAACACCGCCGTGCGAGCCGCCAAGGCAGCGGCCTGGACCCAGAACGGTTGCGGTACGCCCAGTTCCAGGGCCTGGATGGTCATGTGCTGGTCGTTGCGTGCCTGACCGGCGGCAACCAGGGTGCCAATAGTGCCGCGCTTGGCGCTGTAGACATGGCCGAACAACTGCTTGGCCCAGGACCAGCGACCGGTGTTGTCGTCCATGACCGCTTGCCAGGTGTTGAGGCTTGCCACATCGGACCAGGGCATGGCGATGAATTCGAAAGGCTCGTCGCCCAGGGCCGCAACGGCAGCGGTCTGGTCCGGCACACCGGCGCCGCCGGTCATCGCAGTGATGGCAGTGGTCAGCCCCGCCGGGGTGTTTTCGCCATTGCTCTTGCCCAGGCGATTGAATTGCAGGCTGATGTCGTTGCCGCTGTCACCGGTCCATTTGGCGCGCAGGGTCACGACACCTTCGGCGGCCGCAGCAGTCACCGGCAGGTCGGCGGCCGCGTTGATTTTCAAGGCCAGCGCAGTGGCGGCCTGAACCGCCGTGGCGCCGTTGACGATGGCGGCCTGGACACGCACACCGCCAACGTACAGGTTGAGCATACCGCTTTCAGTTGCGGCGCCGGTGAGGGTCAGCACGCCCTGGGAGATGGCGCCTTCGACGTTGTGCAGCGGCAGGCACCAGATTTCACCGAGCGGGTCGGTCTTGCGCCAGGTCTCGTACATCGACGCGAGCATCGAACCCTGCCCGCCGATGTTCTTGGCCAACGCGACGCTGGACACCAGCACCAGTTTGCCGACCTCGGCCGGGGCGACGTTGTCGTTGACCTGTGCGACGATCAACCGGCGCATGGCCGATGACGCGCTATTGGCGGCCGAGTTGTCCATTTCGGCGTAGAACAGCGGAACACGAATGTCCGCGGGAATATTGCTGAATCCGATCGCCATTATTTGGCTCCCTGTGGTTTTGCCGCTTTCACGGCTTTGGTAGTGATATCGCCATCGGCCAGACGTCGACGCCACCAGGCGTTGTCTGGCACTTCACGGCCTTCGAGGGGCAACAGATCGCCCGCTTCCGGGTCCGGTACGGCACGGCCCGGGGCCGGCAGCACGGTGATGCGTTTGCTCATGGGGTTACGTCTCCAGAGAAAGTCAGTTCCACGCGCCCGTCGGGGCCGGGACGTTTCAGGTTGGGGTCCGCCGGGTCGATGGCATCGACCCGCACGGTGGCCCCGGTAAAGGACGACAAGCCGTCCAGTTCACGCTCGTGCCAGCTTTCGGCAGGCTGGCTCGCCAGATTGCGGCCCAACTGGAACTCGGCGAAAAAACGCAGCCGGAACAACGCACGGCTGCTATTGATGGAAACCAGTTCGCTGCCGTCGTATTCAATACCGATGTACTCGGCGCCCGGCTTGAACCCCACCAGCGCGCGCCACAGTTCGGCCCGCAGGTCGTGCAACAGATCCAGCGCTTTTGTCGCATCGGTAGCATCGAGCACCAGCACGGCATCGAAGCGATCACGCACCGCTTGCAGCGTGACGTTCTGAGCCGCGTTCTTGCTGGCGATGTCGGCGGTGGGCAGGACATAGGCGCAGGGGGTCTGCAGCGGGGTCTCGGCTTGCAGCGTGGCGAGGTCAAAACCTGCGGCCACGCGATGGGCGAGCGTCGGACATTGCTCACGCAACTGCGTGAGGATCGGTGTGATCTTCATGGGGGGCTCCAGTATCTGAAGGCGCGAGTCCCCCTGTGGGAGCAGGCTTGCTCGCGAAAGCGGTGGGTCAGGCAACATGGATGTTGGATGGCAGGCCATCGAGCTCCGTGGGCAGGTCGCATTGATCGCCCGACAGCCCCCAGCGGTTGTCCATGACCAGGTGTTTCAGCTCCCCGGCCAGATCGCAGGCATCCCATCCTGGAACGGCCATGACCACTTGCAAGGAAACCGTCAGGACATGGGCGATACGCCCGTCATTGGCGCGGTTACCGGGCGCATCACGCTCAAGGGCAATCAGCACCCAGGGTTGATCGTCGGTGCCATCGAAATCCTGGGGGCTACCGACTTTCAAGGCGGGATAAATGGCGCGCAGCGTCTGGGCAATGGCCGAGAATAGCTGCGACGGTTTTTCGATAAGGGCAGGCATTGATCGCCTCCTTTGGTATGGATCAGCGCTGTCGATTCACGGCTGGTCGGGAGGAACGTCCCGCGGCGGCACTTCGCAGACGCCGAGCCGCTTGGCGACCCAGCGCTCGTAAAGACCGATCGCCACATCGGCACCGGCCATGGCGGTCAGGCAACCCAAAGCGCAGGCGCTCCAGATCGACATGCCGAGGGCATACAAAAGCATGGTTGCCGATACGCCGCAGACCACGCAGGCACCGGAGCGCAAGGCCAGGCGCCGCAATAACGACCAGCCACGGGCGCCCTCCTTGTCTGCGCGCCACATCTCGCCGGACACCCCGCCCACCAGGGCGAGCACGATGACCAGCCAGATCGGCATGTCCAGCAACGCTTGTTGCTCGTTTGTCATGTCTCGTTTCCTGGGGTGATGGATGATTGCTTGGGGGCGGCGGGTCTTCGCAGGACAAACGATGTTTTACAGTGGCTCAACGATGACGTTGTCGATGAAGGCGAAGTTGGCGTAAGGGTTCTGCTCATTGGAGAACGCCAAAGTCGTTTGAGCCGAAGTGGCCGTGAAGTCATACGTGATGGTGCTCCACTCCACCGCGGTACCTTCCGCCGACGGCGTGTTGAAGGAGACACTCTGCCCCGCCACCTTGACCTGGATGGTGCCGTCGCCGGAGCGGCCGGCGTAGCGCGAATTACCCGCGCTGAAGGTCAATCGGTACTTGGCGCCGACTGCGGTGGCGAAATTCTGCTGGATACCACCGCCGTTGCCATAGACATAATTGGCCAGGTCGACAATCACAACGCCATCCGCAGCCACGGAACCCCCGATCGAGGCGGGCATATTGAAGTACTCGGCACCGGACAAAAACGTCGTCCAACCGGTGATGAAGTTGGCGTTCGCCGGCGTATCAAGGATGCAACTGCCGCTGCAGCCTGGCTGTTCGAAGCTACCGTTGTCCAGAAGGTTGGCGGCGCTGGCGTTGCTCCCGACACCGAGCAGAGCAATGGACAGCAACAGCGGGGCGACGTATTTCTTGAAACGATTCATGATTCACCTCTTGAGTTATTGATTGATCGCGCGGTTGATCAACAGCGCTCATCTCGCTCTCTGGCGATCACTCGAGGCTCAACGGCCTTCACATGATTCAACGTCCCGCACCGGGAACACTTGATCTGGAGTTCGGTGTTCTCGCCCATGCGGGCCAGAAGTCTTTTGCAGTGACCGCATCTGAAATCCTTCAGCATCGAAAGCCCTCCCATTGGCGGCGGTTTGAAGTGCCTCACGACACAGGCATTCCAAAAAGCCCGGTCACCCAGGCTTTTCAGTAATGCGCTTGATCTTTCGGCGCGACTGGCGCGGTACGGATCCATTCAAATTGTTCCTCCGACCGCGGTCCCTGCCCGCCGGATAACTGCTTCTGGTGCTTTACGCTGCACACCCGGGTCAGTTGCCAACCCTCTGAACCGTTAAGGCCGGTTCATCGCTGCCTGTTGATGGAACTAAAGAGCTTCGTTGCCAGCCGCTTTGTCGAGCGGCTTGGACACAGAATATGCATGGATGCATATACAGTCAATGCGCAAATGCATTTATTTATGCACGGAGAATGCGCCAACGCATGAAACCCTCGTAAACACAGGGGCTACGGGTTTTCAGGAGGCGAAAAAAAACCCGCATGGCGGCGGGTTTTATCTGACAGCGGAGGGGTTAGCGGGCGTACATGCCCCACCAGAAGACGTGGCCGAGGATGACGATTTGCTCGTCCTGCATTTCCTGGAAGGTGTAGTCCTCATCCGGATGCTCATCACGGTTGAAGCTGCGCAGGCGGATGCCGATGGGCAGGCGGTAAAGCTGCTTCACCCGCAATTGGCCGTTGTGATTGATGGCGTAGAGGTCACCGTCGACGATGTCGCCGATCCCGCATTTGCCCGCATTCACTCCGACCGTGGCGCCGTCGCGCAGCACCGGCAACATACTGTTGCCGCGCACCGTCACGCACTTGGCCTGGTCGAACTGCACGCCGTTGTGGCGCAGGCTGCGCTTGCCGAAGCGCAAGCTGGAGCGCTCGCTTTCCTCGATGACGAATCTTCCTGATCCAGCAGCCAATTCAACCTCGCGCAGAAAAGGGACCGACACTTCGTCTTCTTCGACGGGTGTTTCGTCGTCCCACAGGCTTATGTCCTTGAGTTCGGAATGCGGCTCATCGCGGCGGGCATTGCCAGCGGGCACAACGTCCGCGCGCCCGCGCAACTGGTCGGTGCTCACGGCAAAATATTCGGCGATCTTCGAGATGTGTTTATCCGAAGGATCGACGATCTTGCCGCTGAGGATCCGCGAGAGGGTGGACTGAGGCACGCCGGTACGCCGGTGAAGCTCCGTGGGGGAGATCCCGTGCTGATCGAGCAATGCTCTTAATACGGTAGAAACGTTGCGTTTTTGCATAACGCGCATAGTGCTTGTTCTTTTCGCAGAAGACAAATGCTGTTTTGCATAAATATGCAATGTGTAGGAGCTGTCGAGTGCAACGAGGCTGCGATCTTTCCCCAGACACTTGAATCTCAAGCGAAAGATCAAAAGATCGCAGGCTTCGCCAGCTCCTACAAAAGCCAAACTCCCCCACCCGGGATTTGCCCTACAGGCCCCTAAGAAAAGACTCCAATCGCGTCCTTCAAATGTGCGACGCAAGGCTACGTTTTCTTGCGCCTCTGCCTACAACTACGCCAGAATCCGCCGGCTTGTGCGCCTTGGGTCTCATCGGTACTTTTGATCCTGTCACTGCCCATCAGTGATCGGGTTTAGTCGCTCGGTATTCCAAGGTGCTCATTGCTCCATTCAGTCAGGTACTTCTATTCCTGCACTTGATGGTAGTTGTGCGCAGGGCGCCCTCGGGCGCGCCGGTTCCTTGGATCCCCGGTCGACTAACCTGCGTACAGCTGCCGCCCCTCGTTTAGTCGCGAGTGAGTGGTGGCTCAACTTCAAGGATCCATAGAATGCCGAAGAACACACCAAATCCCCCAGACGATCACATCTCCCGCAGCCAATCGGCCAACGCCAAGAAACTCGATGACGCGGCCACTCGCGCCCTGGACTATTACCTCAAGCCGAAAGCCGACAAAGAAACCTGCGACACACCCGACACCCTTTTCATCATCGCCCCCAACATCGACGCCGAATGCCTGCTCGCCAACCTCAGCGAAACCCTGGCCTCGGCCAACGCCATGGTCAGCGACCTGGCATTCGACCTGAAGGGCTCGCGGCGGAATATCTTGCTGGGGGTTCAACAGATGATCGAGCTGAGCCAGTTGCTGGCGAATCGGGCGTTGGATGTGGTTGAGGTGAGGTAGGCATCCATGATGCAAGCCGAGACCTAGGAGAAACCCGAGTAACCACTGTGGGAGCGAGCTTGCTCGCGATAGCGATAGTTCAGTGACAACTAAGTTGTATTGGTTGCCGTCATCGCGAGCAAGCTCGCTCCCACATTGGATCTGGGTACAGCCGGAGAGACAGGCCGGCTGTAAGGCCGCCTCGCGAGCAAGCTTTGCTCCCACAGATATGATAGGTGTGCGACCGGGAGAGCCAAGTCGGCTATCAGGCCGCCTCGCGAGCAAGCTTTGCTCCCACAGATATGATAGGTGTACGACCGGGAGAGCCAAGTCGGCTATCAGGCCGCCTCGCGAGCAAGCTTTGCTCCCACAGATATGATGGGGGTACGACCGGGAGAGCCAGGTCGGCTACCAGGCCGCCTCGCGAGCAAGCTTTGCTCCCACAGATATGATAGGTGTACGACCGGGAGAGCCAGGTCGGCTATCAGGCCGCCTCGCGAGCAAGCTTTGCTCCCACAGATATGATGGGGGTACGACCGGGAGAGCCAGGTCGGCTATCAGGCCGCCTCGCGAGCAAGCTTTGCTCCCACAGATATGATAGGTGTACGACCGGGAGAGCCAGGTCGGCTGTAAGGCCGCCTCGCGAGCAAGCTTTGCTCCCACAGATCTGATGGGGGTACGACCGCAAGAGCCAGGTCGGCTACCAGGCCGCCTCGGCGTGGACGTTGATCTCGGCGCCCCGTTAACCACGATGGCTGAACGAAGGTATTGCGCAGTGGGCAACCCGGCATGGATGCCGGGTTAGCCGCGCTGGGCCATGGATGGCCCTTCGCGGCGGCCCACGGAGCAATGCCTTCGTTCAGGCATGCCGAGCCTAGGCGAGGCACCGAGTGGTGGGGCATGAGCGTTTTGCTTACTTTTGCGCTTCTCAAAAGTGAGCCGCCGTCAGGGCGGAACCCTAAGCAGCCGTTACCGAAAAAACGGATAAGCCCCCAATCCCAAAAACCACTCACATATGGGTAGCACAGACCACCCATGTTAACCTTGCGCCCATCGCGGAAAAGCCGGGCCAATGCCCCTCCTTTTGCCCCACACCTTTCAACGAGCTTGCCTGACACCCATGAATACAGCCGTGAACGACCTCTCCAGCCACACGCCAATGATGCAGCAATACTGGCGCCTGAAGAACCAGCACCCCGATCAGCTGATGTTCTACCGCATGGGCGACTTCTACGAGATCTTCTACGAGGACGCAAAGAAGGCCGCCAAGCTATTGGACATCACCCTGACCGCGCGTGGGCAATCGGCGGGCATGGCCATTCCGATGTGTGGGATTCCTTACCACGCAGCAGAAGGTTACCTGGCGAAACTGGTCAAGCTCGGCGAATCCGTGGTGATCTGCGAACAAGTCGGCGACCCGGCCACCAGCAAAGGCCCGGTGGAACGCCAAGTCGTGCGGATCATCACCCCGGGCACGGTCAGTGACGAAGCCTTGCTGGATGAACGCCGGGACAACCTGATCGCCGCCGTGCTGGGCGATGAACGCCTGTTCGGCCTGGCGGTGCTGGACATCACCAGCGGCAACTTCTCGGTGCTGGAAATCAAGGGCTGGGAAAACCTGCTGGCGGAGCTGGAGCGGGTCAACCCGGTGGAACTGTTGATCCCAGATGACTGGCCCAAAGACCTGCCGGCAGAAAAACGCCGTGGCGTGCGGCGTCGGGCGCCGTGGGATTTTGAGCGTGACTCGGCGCTGAAAAGTCTCTGCCAGCAGTTTTCCACCCAGGACCTCAAGGGCTTCGGTTGCGAGAACCTGACCCTGGCCATCGGCGCTGCCGGTTGCCTGCTGGCCTACGCCAAGGAAACCCAGCGCACCGCCCTGCCCCACTTGCGCAGCCTGCGGCACGAACGCCTGGATGACACCGTGGTGCTGGACGGCGCGAGCCGACGCAACCTGGAACTGGACACCAACCTGGCCGGCGGGCGCGACAACACCTTGCAATCGGTGGTCGATCGCTGCCAGACCGCCATGGGCAGCCGATTGCTGACCCGCTGGTTGAATCGTCCGCTGCGGGACCTGACCGTGCTGCTGGCGCGTCAATCCTCCATTACCTGCCTGCTGGATCGTTATCGCTTCGAGCAGTTGCAACCGCAACTCAAGGAAATCGGTGACATCGAGCGGATCCTCGCCCGTATCGGCCTGCGCAACGCCCGTCCCCGCGACCTGGCGCGCCTGCGCGATGCCCTGGGCGCGTTGCCCGAGCTGCAAGTGGCGATGACCGACCTCGAAGCACCGCACCTGCAGCAACTGGCACGCACCACCAGCACCTACCCGGAGCTGGCCGCGTTGCTGGAAAAAGCCATTATCGATAACCCACCGGCGGTGATCCGTGACGGTGGCGTGCTGAAAACCGGCTACGACGCCGAACTCGACGAGCTGCAATCGCTGAGCGAGAACGCCGGCCAGTTCCTGATCGACCTCGAAGCCCGGGAAAAAGCCCGTACGGGCCTGGCCAACCTCAAGGTCGGCTACAACCGCATCCACGGCTACTTCATTGAGCTGCCGAGCAAGCAGGCCGAACAGGCCCCGGCCGATTATGTTCGCCGCCAGACCCTCAAGGGCGCCGAGCGGTTCATCACCCCGGAACTCAAGGCGTTCGAAGACAAGGCGCTGTCGGCCAAGAGCCGCGCCCTGGCCCGGGAAAAGATGCTCTATGAAGCGTTGCTCGAGGACCTGATCAGCCAATTGCCGCCGTTACAGGACACTGCCGGTGCCCTGGCGGAACTGGACGTGCTGAGCAACCTGGCCGAACGCGCGCTGAACCTGGACCTCAACTGCCCGCGCTTCGTCAGTGAGCCGTGCATGCGCATCAGCCAGGGTCGTCACCCGGTGGTCGAGCAAGTGCTGACCACTCCGTTCGTGGCCAACGACCTGAGCCTGGACGACAACACCCGCATGCTGGTGATCACCGGCCCGAACATGGGTGGTAAATCCACCTACATGCGTCAGACCGCGTTGATCGTGCTGCTGGCCCACATTGGCAGCTTCGTCCCGGCGGCCAGTTGCGAATTGTCCCTGGTGGACCGGATCTTCACCCGGATCGGCTCCAGCGACGACCTGGCCGGTGGACGTTCGACCTTCATGGTGGAAATGAGCGAAACCGCGAACATCCTGCACAACGCCACCGAACGCAGCCTGGTGCTGATGGACGAAGTCGGACGCGGCACCAGCACCTTCGACGGCTTGTCCCTGGCCTGGGCAGCGGCCGAGCGCCTGGCGCACCTGCGGGCCTACACGCTGTTTGCCACCCATTACTTCGAACTCACCGTGCTGCCGGAAAACCAGCCTTTGGTGGCCAACGTTCACCTCAATGCCACCGAGCACAACGAGCGCATCGTCTTCCTGCACCACGTGCTGCCCGGCCCGGCCAGCCAGAGCTACGGCTTGGCGGTGGCGCAACTGGCAGGTGTGCCAAGTGAAGTCATTACCCGTGCCCGCGAGCACCTGAGCCGCCTGGAAACCACCAGCCTGCCTCACGAAGCACCGCGCCCGACCAAAGGCAAACCGGCCGCGCCGCAGCAAAGCGACCTGTTCGCCAGCCTGCCCCACCCGGTGCTCGATGAACTGGCCAAGCTCGATCTGGACGACCTGACGCCACGTCGGGCGCTGGATTTACTCTATACATTGAAGACACGGATCTAA